TTGCAAGTTGTCCTTTTACTTCTTGGTTGATTAGCATGGGTGTCTCGTCTATACCCATATTATAGTACCTTTAGATGTGTTTGCAAACAAAAAGTGGACACCTTATAAATCGTCCACCAATTTAGAGAAGTCGTTGATCTTTTCAAATCTTAATGTCCTATGGAATTTTTCAATAAGAATGTCACCTTTGTGTGATATAACAAAGATGTTCGTATTGTTTCCTAACGTTCCTAGTATAGCAAGTAATGCACTTGTGCTATCAGCATCAAGAGAACTATCAAATACTTCATCAAGAATCAACAGATTAGTTGCTGCTGAGTTCTTCATACGTGCCACCTCTCTCCAAGTAAAAAGAAGTGCTAGGTCAATCTTTTGTTTCTCACCTTCTGAGAATGATGCATAACAAAAATCATCTCTAAAACGACTCTTGATCTCTTCATTAAACTCCTCATCAAGAGTAAAGTTAACAAAGAAATCCATACTGTGCAGATATTTATTGATAAGTTGATTAAAGATTGGTACATATTTCTTGATTATACGACTCTTGATGCCACTATCTTGTAGTAAACTTCTTACTGTATGATATTCATCTATCTTCTGTGCTACCTTACCACAATCAATCTTAGTATCTTCAAAATCATCTACCAATGTTTTTAAAACATGTTCTTCTTTCTCAATCTTAGGTGCTGCAACTAGATTACTAAGTTCTTTTTCTATTGATAGATTCTCAGAATCTAATCTTACAAGATCTCTATCGAATGTAGATATCTCAGTGCGTAATTCATGAGCTTTCATTGATAACATATTGGCTTCATCTAAGATAGAAACTACATCTTCAATAGCTTTTTGTTCTTTCTTTAGCTTCTTTGCATAATCAACCCCACTGGTAGTCAGTGACTCTATCTTCCCTTCTTTAAATTCTGTACTTATTGTTTGTGTGCATGTAGGGCAAGTATCATGTGATTTAAGAAACTTCATCTCCTTAGATACCCTTTTCATCTCAGATTTTAAATCTGCTGTCTTAGATTTAAGGTCAGATAATATGTATTGATGTGATTCTGTATCAATCAGTTGCTTATCGAGTACACTGAGTTCATCTTTTCTTTGGGATTGATCCTGTTCAATACTCTCAATCAAGGCTTTATTTTGTACTACTTTATCTTCTTTCTCTTGCCTTCTAACACTGTTTACTTCTCTTAAGGATTTTATAAGTTTTTCCTGTGATTTTAACCTCTCTTCTGCTATAGATAGAAGGTTGCTACAATCTTTACTTTGTTGATATGCTACTTTGTATCGATCTTTTAAGATCGTATTCATGTGCGAGAAGATCTTGATGTCGAGTAGATCTTCGATAACTTCTCTCCTGTTAGGTGCGGTAAGTTGCATGAAGGGGACAAATGTGGATGAACCCAAGATGACGACTTGTGTGAAGGACTTGAAGTTGAGTTTGAGAATACTCTGTTCGAGATATTTTTGGGTATCCTTAGTCGCAGCGTCCTGATCAACCAACTTATTGTTTTTGTAAAGCTCGAAAATATTCGGTTTGATTGCTCTGAATACACGATACTCATCCCTCCCTATACTAAATGTGACTTGTACCTTAGTTCCTTTTTCATTTATACTATTTACCAGTTGACTCTTACTTATCTTTCTAAAAGGTTTATTAAATAAAGCAAAACACAGGGCATCTAACATAGTAGATTTACCTGCACCATTAGATCCGACAATAAGTGTCGCACCTGCATCATCAAGTTGGATGTCAGTCCATTGATCGCCAGTAGAAAGAAAATTCTTCCATGCGATCGTTTCAAATACAATCACTATTTTTTATCAGGGAATATTTTAGGGGGAGGGACAACTAGGTCGTTTGATTTTATTACCATATAACGATATCCATGAGATCCACATTGGACTTCAATCATTTCATCTTCTACTTCTTGTATGAGTAGTTCATGATCTGTATCATTAGCAATAAGCATGTCATGGTATCTTTGACAATCAGATTCCTCTTCAAAACATTGAACAGTTTTTTGATTATCTTTGTTTAGAACGGAATAGATACCGCCCGATTTTTTATCTGTTAATACGAACATTAAATTGCTGATGCCTCCATGTATAGAGATCTCATCACACTCTTCACATTATCTTTACTTACTTGTAGATCTATCTCATCTATGTAGGTATCGAGTAATGTTAAAGTGTCTTCGGTTTCTAATACATCAACACCAGTTCCTGCAATACTAAGATCTTCTACAATCTTAAGATCTGCAATGTTCATATCTTGCAAACGTTTAACTGCATAGTCAAACTTAGCATAGTCACCTTTATCTTCTACGATGAGTTTGACGAATGTTCCTTCGACATCTCTTTCGTTTGGGAGACTAACTCCATTATTATAATACAATTTAACAAAAACGTCAAAGGGATTCCTATAATGAGTAGTCTTAAGAGTAGTCGTATCAAAAACATGGAAGCCTCTTTTACATCCGAAGTCATTCCAGTAAAGTTGGTAGGGATTTCCAAGATAATAAATGTTGTCTTTATGTGATTTAGAATGGTAGTGTCCTGTAAACACTTTCTTAAATTTTTTAAACACAGAATGATCCATACCACGTTCCATGACATGACCAGGATGTGCTTCAAAACCATTGAGTTCTAAATGACCCATACACACTGTGCTTTTGGATTGTTTGATTGCTCTAAATGTTTCCTCAAGATTATCATCACATATCCAAGGAAGACATAGAACATCAAGATCATCATATGTAATGTTGGTTGGTTCCTTAATTACATGAATGTTATGGTATTCACCTAGAAGTTCATCTGGTGCATTGACTCGTAATGTATTCTTATAATATATGTCATGATTACCTACAAGCATATCCATTTTGACACCCATTTCTCTTAGAGGGTCAAACCACATCTCTCTACATTCATCTAGTGAATTAAAATTTATAGACTTACGTTTATCAAACGTGTCACCTAAACAAAAGATATGTTCTATGTTATGTGCTTTTATAAAAGGTATGACAACTTTACCATAAAACTTTTTGTAGTGATTGATAAAGTGTTTGTTATCATTACGAACACCAAAGTGTTGATCAGTTATCAGCAATAATTTCATCGCTTTTGATTCATCTCCACTCTGTTCTTAATTTGATTATAGTCTGCACTTCCATCTGACGTTTCTCCTTTGCTATACGTCTTAGAAATGCATAATACACTATCTGAGTAAAATATGCAAATGGATTTCTTGATTTAGTAGGATCAAAGTTATCAATGTATTGTATACAATTTTCTATACCATCACAAACCATATCATCCTTATACATGTAATTGATAAAGTTTGGTCTGTATGATAAGTGTGTTGCTATTTTTAAAAAGCACCCACCGATATAATTGTTGACGCGAGGTTTTGGGAGACCCTTCGCTTCGGCAATATCAACTTTTTCTTTGTACTTAATAATTGCCTCAAGAAATTTTTTGTTATCAACGTAGTGTTGTTTTTTCTTGGTGCTCGCTCGTGCAGCCATATATCTCCTCTTGGATACTTTATTATAGCAGGACTTGACAAACTTGTCAATTTGCTGTACACTAAACCGTGTAGAGGTTTCTGAATATATTATTTACCTTTATATATTTTTTCAAATAAAGTTCTTGCATTATCAATAGAACCCAAATATCCCAGATGTTTGTTGGGATCTTGTTCCATTTTTTCTCTTCTGCTATCAGGTGACTCGCCCTTCAGATATGATTCATACATGAATATACATTGTTTAGACATAGCAGATATTGTTAGTATATCTTTTTCTCTTATCACATAAAAATCTTCATCAGACAATTGCATCCACTTAGAAAAACCAATGCCTCGTGCCAATCTGTCTCCATCTAATTCTCTTTCCACCATCTGCACTGCTATTGGGTTTTGTATAAAACATAAAGTTTCATTACCCTCATTTGTTAACACAGCTTTACCTAACACTTCCTCACCACTTACGAGTTTTAGTACTCCGTAAAATTCTTCTTCGTGTTTAGCGTAACTAATCATCTTTGAGTTTAACATCTATGATCTCATAATCAAACTTTTCTTCATTATAAATTTTAACTCTTTCTAACAAGTGATTCAATGTGTAATTGTTTCCTTTGTCAGTGGATATGTCATCAGCAATATCATAAAGAGTTGCTTTTGATTTGTTGTCTCCTTTCCTAAGAACTCGTCCAATGCTTTGTAAATTACGAATACGAGATTTAGAAGGAGAAGCAAATATAACATTGTGTAGATTACGAATGTTTATACCTGTGCTGAATGTACCATAGGATGCAACGATAATAGAATTATCTGATTTCTCGGTCAACAATCGAATTTCTTCTCTGTCTTCCGTATCTACCCCTCCATGTACAAAATATACAGGTCTCTCTGTATCACTATTTATCATATTATATAAAGGCAGACCATGTTTTTCTACGTAGTTAAATAGAATTAGTGTATTACCTTTGAGATCTTTTGCTAGGTTTTTGATAAATTTATTTCTAAGTTCATGCTCGACAAGATAATCCATCTCGTCTTGGTATCCTTCAAATAGTTTTTCTTTATGTTTTATTAGTACAATTTTTACTTTTAATTTAGAAAGATATCCTTGTTTCATTAACTCATTAGTCTTTGTCACCTTAGAGCATTTACCGAAAACCCCCTCCAATACTAACTGATTGACATTAGCACCATCTAATGTACCAGTAAAACCTATACGATATTTACAATCGTGGAGTTTACCCATGAGTGATGTTAAAGACTTTGCTTTGAATAGATGTGCTTCGTCACCTATCACACAGTCAAATTTATCAAACCATTTCTTAGGTTCTTTGTATATTGATTGCCATGTGGAAATCACTACATCATGTTCCGTATATTTCTCTGCTCCTGCATAAAGTTTATGGCAATGATGACCTACATTCCAACCATATTCTTTAAAATCTTTATACATTTGTTCCACAAGAGATGTTGTGGGTACAACTATTAATACATTTCTGTCCGCATTAACATGGTATCTTACTAATGAATAGATCATCAAGGATTTCCCGCTTGCAGTTGGCGACAATAGGAGTCGTCTGTTGTATTTCAGGCATTCGTATATTGCTTGATATTGGTAATCCCTCACCCTATGATTCAAGTGTAGACTCTGTACAAATGAAGCAACTCCCTCAGGAGTAATTAAATCATTTGTTTCTTGAGGGTGACCATAGAATTCATCTTTATCTAAAACATAGTCATACCCTTTCTTGTCTGCCCAATCAGTGAGGTAGTCTATTAGACCACAGTAGATCTCACCATTAGCAGGTGAATATAATCTTATCTTTCCATCCCATCCTTTATATCTTCTTGTCTTCTGCATATACTTTGCAGACTCTACTTCAAAAGTAAAAAAATCTGACAACTCATAATTTATATGAGGTTGTGCCTCAATTTTCAAATAGACTTCATTCTTCTTACTTATAAGGAGGTCCATAAAACCATGCTACTATTGATTTTCTGACTCCAGATTTTACAGGTCTAACTCTGTGCCAAACATCAGATTGAAAAAAGATTGCTGAACCTCTCTTCAACTTAAATGTTTCGTATCTACAATCAGTCTCTGGTTTATATATCTCCAAATCAAACTCGCCTCCTTCGTACTCACTAGGATCATTCATAAAAAGAGTCATACTTATCTTTCTTACCATACCCATCTCTGGTTTAGGATTACCACCTGTAAAAAAATTTATACCTTGTATAGGTTTAGGATGTTGATCTACATGCCAATCATACTTACCACCCTCAGGATATATCCCAAATTGTATGGGTTCAGATCCTTGTATATCTAAGTACCACCAGTTCTCTTCATTCATTACCTTTGCTATGTCAATAAACATCTGACAAAATTGTGGATCTCTTATCCATGCCTGTCGTGATATTCTATTTTCATGTGACTTTGCTTCATCACTATTATAAACTATACTGTCACTGAACTCCAAATCTTGACTCTCAAGTGTGCGTTGAATCTTAGTCATCGCATTGTCATTTAATTCAATGACTCTATAGGCAGCACCGTATTTCATATCCAGTCTGACCTATCACATCCCCATCTTTTAACTTCCATAGAGTGAAAGCGATCTTGCATATATCTTATTACTGCTTTATAATCTGTATCTGGATTACATGAAAACAGATCACACCTAGCAACATTATCTTCTGGCCATGTGTGTATGCTTATATGACTCTCTGCAAGTAAAGCATAACCAGTCACACCATGTGGTTCAAACTTGTGAGTATCAACTTTTAAAACTTCTAATTTACCAATCTTTGCTGCCTCTATTAAAGTTTCTTTAACATACTCCTCATCATCTAATGGAGGAGTTATAAGACATTGTTTTAAATCAAATAATACGTGCTTCATAATCCGTTTTGAAATTTAGTCCAATCAATAGCATTTTTGATTTGAAAATTTCTATTATTAATTTGTCTCA